TTTCTGTATTAGTAATTGAAGTATCAAGAGGAAGCATTTGGAAATCCTTCATTGCTACGTATGCTTTAGCATAATTGTTTTTACCCCAATCTTCTCCCATAGAGTGACGTGGTAATGCATTCTGATCAAACATAATTACAGTACCTAATTCATCAATTAAGATATCAGCAATTTGATTATTAACCATGTTGTATCCAACTTGGTATGCTTTCATTAAATCCACTAGAGATGTAGATCTTGTATTTCTATCAGAGAATACTCTACCTTCTACAGGTAGTTTACATCCATATAAAGAATTGTTTCCTTTAAATTGAAATGGTAATCTTCCAGGTTTAGTTCTATTAATACCTAAGTATATAGGATTAATTTCACTACTTGTTGAACTTCTCCACATTGCAGGTACATTTGGTCCTACTTTTACACCACCCCAGATTTCATTAATCCAAATCCAATCAAGATGTTCTCCTTGTAGTAAAGTATCTTTTGTTTTGTTTTTAAATATTGATGTATCATAAACAGCTTTTTCTGTTACCTTAAATGTTTCATCAACTATTTCTTGGGTTACTTCACCATCAGCTTCTATCTTAGTAAGATGTCCAATCTTTCTTTGAGTCTTCCAATAAATTGTAGAAACTCTCATTAAATTACCATCACCAAAATAAGCTAAGTCTTCACTTTGACCTAAAATCTGTGTTAAGATATCCCCACCTCTGGCAGGATCTGCCATATAATTACTTGTATATTGTCTATAAGCTAAACTTGGTGAATCAGTATTCCAAGCATGTGATCTTGTTGCATCATAGTAAGAACCATCATTTTGATATCCATTAACTTGATACTGAGCAGATCTTGCTGGATAAATTCTTTGTAATGATTCCAATTGTTCTTGGCTCATCAAATATCCATATTTATCTACAACATCAGATACTGTCATCAAATCAATTTTACCAACATATGCTGAATCAGAAATGTATCTTTGATCTGGAGACTTTTGGTAGAATGTTAAAACAGGATTCCATAATTCAATATCATAATCATCTTCTAACATACGGAAATGCCAGAACTCTCTATCAGCAATAAGCATATCTCTAAAGCCTCTTTCTTCAAGCTCTTGCATTTTGAATCTTTCTTCATCAACATTTAATTGATGAGTTGCCCATTCTTCTACAGAACTTCTATATGACTTACTAAAGAAGTCTTCAATCTCAGGTAATGTTTTAATATTTTCTGGAGCAAGTTGTTGTTTAGCTTCATCAGATGCTGGGTCCATCCCCATTTGAATCATCTTTTCTACTAACTTTCTTTCAGCATCTGCAAGTAAAGATTCTTCAACTTGCATTCTCTTCTGTTCAAGCATTTCATTATATGATCTATCATCAACTGCTCTGAACTGTACTTTATTGTATCTTTTGGAAAACTCTCCACTCAATACATTAATTACATTTGGGATGATAGGATAAAATTTAAGTTCTAAAGCTGAATCATTTTCTTTAGTTAAAACATCCATTAAATCTTTATAGTCATTATCAGGTTCAACTATGTAGTCTGTTTTATCTATAATTCCTTTAGCTAATTTATAATTTTTTAAAAGTCTTCTAGCATTAAGTTTTAAAAATTGAACACCTTGATCTTCTAGCCAGTCTAAATTCCATGCAGCCCAATCATCTGTTTTTTCACTGTAAGGTAAAAACTGAATAGGTTGCGTCAAACTAGAAAAGGTAGGCCCTTCTGTTTTTTTTGCACCGGCCTTTAATTGCATTGCATTAAGTACTTTCATTCTAATTTTTAATTAGTTAATTTATTTATAATTTTTGAAGCCTGATCTTTTTATTGTATTTCCAGTATTGTTTCCACTACGTCCAATATTCTTGAACGGACTATACTTTAATTTATACAAATTTTTTGAATTATCCAAAGATTTCTCTTCTGATTCACGTCTTTTTGAAAAACCCCTATTGGATTGCTGTATCTTTACAAAAGCTACTAAAGCTCCAAATGCTACCAACCTATCCACGTTAAGTCCAGGATAATATGCAAGCATTTCTTTTATTAGCATTCCATCTGGTATTCTTTCAACACCTAATGTTTGATTTGTAACAATACCACCAACATCAGTTTCCTCATCTATGACTTCTCTTAAAAACTCAATTGCATATGAAATCAAATGGCTTTTAAATAATGTACCTGTATTTTTCCATCCATACTCTTGATAAACAGTATTGTTTGAACCAAGATCTTTTAAGAATAAAATTTGTTGTTTAGGAACTAAGTATCTTTGTTTCTTTCTAGAAATCATATGTTGTATAAACAAGGATATGTTATTCTCAACTATAGTCCAGGCATTATACCACTCTATAATTAATTCTAATCTTTCATGTGTTTTATTTATATCATCAAATCTACCACACCATGATGCTACAATTTTATCTTTCTCTAAAAATTGTTCTACATCACCAGATATCATAGTTCTTGTAACCTCTGTTGCATTCTTATAAACAAAAATACTACACAAGGAATCTGATGTAGTAGTCTTACCCTCTGATACAGGGTCAATAGAAGCATAATAAGCTCCAAACTCTGGACTCTTGACGGGTCTTTCCCAAACAACAATACTTCCTGTCTTATCCACTTGTTTTTTGTCTACAGGAAATCTACTTATTGGAAGTTTATTTGTTCTTTTAGCAAAAATACCTTTCTCATCTCTATCTAATTCAATAAGCTCATAAGGGTATTCCTTCTCTTCAATTCTTTTTTGTTGTCTACTAAGAATGCCTTGTGGAAATACAGATGCTTTTCTATATGCAAATGCTTCTGCAATATTTAAAGGTTTCTGAGATATTCTTAATTGGAACTGTTCACCATTTAATTCATTCTTCCATCTTTCTCTTTCTTCATTAATTGCTACTTCAGCTTCTTTTACTAAAGAGTTTCCATAGTCATCAATAAAGGGAGGCATTGACCATTGTTCTGGAATAAACAAACCAGCCATACCTATTGTACCATCTGCATCAATAAGATCAGTTTCAACAGCATATATATCATTAGCCACTGGATTAGTAATCATTTCTTTTAAAGGATTACATTGTTCTAAATCTCCAACAGATCCAGCAGCAATAAACATACCTGTAGTAATCATACCAGAAGACATGGCAGGACGCAAGTACTCATATGTCTCAGACATCTTTGGAGCAATTCCAGCTTCCTCATGAAAGAAAATTGAACAAGGTCCCCCTACTCCAGTAGTTGCATTCTTTTCAAATGAACCCCCTTGTATTTTTGATTTTAATCCTCTTGCTGTTTTTCTATTACCAACTTTAACTTCAATCTGCTGTTGCCACAATAAAACTTTTTCTGGATTACTGGGTCTGTACCAAGCAGTATGCTCATTCAAGAATGTTTTGTATTCATCTAAAAACTTCCATGAACCTTTGTCATTTATAAAATCTTTAAGTGATGCACCAATCTTACAGATACTTCCTTCCTCAAACCAATAGGTATTGATAATTTTACCCATGTGAAAATATGAAGATGCTATCTGACGTTTCTTTAATATAGCTGAATGTTTATAATGTAGTTCTGCAAGTTGCTCATATAAAGCCATATGATACTGAGCATCACGTACTTTAGCAAAACCATACTTCTTTTCTTCTTTGTCAAAGATGGGTAAGAAGTTTAACCACATGTAATAATCTCTAGTTAAATACCAGCTTTTATCTCCATCATTATAAATAACTCCCTCTCTACATTTAATCTTTTGATCTTCCCAGTAGTCAGTAAAATCTTTAGACCTAAATGGTTTATCACAATAAAATCCTTGTTTATTAAATATTTGAGCTTGTTCATTAAACTTAAATGAAAGCTCATTAAACTCATAATGACCAGGGACATTGAATATATTTAAAACATAATCAATAAAATCTTCTCTAGTTTCAAATTGTGTAGTTGTCCAAGAATCATTTTCATATGTAGGTATGGATCTATACATATTTGAATTTTGCAAATACATCTCCTTCATGGATCAGTAAGTGTTGCTCATCATCATGCATCATGGATGTTGGTAAACAATGCTCACTATATTGAACCTCATCTCCTATTTTAATTTCTGTTACACCTTCACCTACAGCTACTACAGTACCTTTGTGTTCTGTTTTTTGAGCTGCATCAGGTATAATAATATTTGTGTTTTTAAAATATGTCTCAGCTTTTTTTTGTTTGATCAATAATTTCTTTCCTACTGGTATTACTTGTTGTATCATTTTTTTGATTTTAATGGTTTATTATATTTGGTCATATGCTAATCCTGCACCACCACGTACAGAACTTTCTTGTTCTTGTTTCATATCAACAAAGGCTCCTTTGTATGATTGTCTAATTTGTTCAAATTTAGATGCTGCATTTACCATAGAGTTTATGTTTCCATCTCTACCATGTTCAATAGCAGTTACTTCCATATACTTAGCTAATCTATCAAGCATTGACTTAATACCTTTGTAAGCTCTAAAGGTAGGTGTTTCATATAACTTATAGCACATGTCTAATGCATATATTATTTTAGGATCTTCTGGTGAATCTTCTAATTGAACTTCTTCAATAATGATATCTTCTTTTTCATGTTCTGGTAGATTAAAAAAAGGATTCATATCTGGATTAGGACAGCTCATATAAAATATATACTGATAAATTTTTAAATGTGTATCAGGATAAGTTTCCATAATAGCATTTAAAAAAGGTAAAGCATAGCAATGTTCTGATGGAATTACTTTGCTGTTCTGGATATCAAATAGTCTTACTAACATAATTAACTAGGTGTTGGTATTGGGTTCAATAATAAAACAATTGATTCATAAGTATTGGTACTAAGAATAGTGCCAATACCTTGTATATATATTTGAATTATTCCTGGTATAAAAACTTCTGCTATACTATCCCAAACAAAACCTACTGCACTAATTCTAGTTGGATCTATACTCATTGGTGATATAAAATCAGTATTCCAATAATAACTTGTTACTCTACCATCAGGTTCTGTTGCTTTTGCTAATTGCACTTGTGTAATTGTTACAGTTGCCATAATTTTATTTATTATCTTTTAACCACATCATTAATGAATTAACCTCATCTTTTAAATAAGGAACTTCATACATTTTAATTTCATCTAAAATAGGTTCTCCATTATAATGTTCATTTATTGGGTATCCATTTGCATCTTCACCAATCTGTTTAAACTTTACATGTTGTATTGTTAGTTTTCCTATCTTTAAAGAAGGATTATGCTTTTTAATAATATACGCATAAATACTGAGTTGTAAAGAATAATGGTTTAAATTGCAATCATCTAAATGATTAATAGGTTTAAACATTTTATTTGTAATACCTTCCCAATTAGTAAATCCTTTTTCTTTAATTTCCTTATTAGTCTTATAGTCATTAATATTAATATACCCATCTACAACTTCTACCATATCTGCTTGTCCACATAAACCCACTGATTTTAAATAAACCATGTGTTCTGGATACATCCCTGCTGATAAAGTTTGTTGAGGTGCTAATTTTATACCCTCTTCATTTATAATGGGTTTGATTATAGGTAGTTCTGTTCCATTACGTTCAATTGTATTGAAATCTAATATATCAGATTCTCTTTGACCATGATAAAAATTACCAAGATTAATGGCTCTTTCTGTCTCATTATCCCAGGCACTGATTATTTCTTTTTCAGTCATGCCATACCACTTAGAATTTTTATTCTTTGCAGATTTTTTTGCTTGTCCCTCCTTATCAAATTTGGGTTTAAACATCCCTATAAGTGAAGTGACACTCAACCATTTGATATTGTCATCTTCTATACTTTCATAGGTATGTCCATCTTCTTTGAATATAATAGCCATTACTCTGTAGTTAAAGTTTGTGATACTTTAGCTCCAGTTGATGTCATGGGATCATTGGTTGTTGTAGAAACATAGTATGGATTTGATGTAGTTCCATTTGGTACTCCATGATAAGGTTGAAATAATTGATTTACATTTTCATCTTTTTTATCAAGCATATGTGCTTTAATTTCTGCATTTAGCAAAACTATTGCAGCTTCCATGCTAATCATTTCATGTTCTAAAAGATCTTTTACTATTTCTGATACTGTCATAATATTAATTTTTAATTTGTTGATTTACTTTTTCTTCTAATTCTTCAGTCATTAATGAATCCCAAAAACCTTTAGGACAAGATGTTGATAATGACCTTACTTTAAATGCAAGACTGCATCCACAATCTGAACAACAAGGTTGTGTACCTGGAGCTAAACAATGTTCTCCACTAGCATCAAATAAAGAACACTTAATGCATATTTGAAATCTATCTGTAGCAACAGCCTCAACGTGTTCTTTTTTAAACATGTTATTCTTAATGCCTTCCATTATTTGATTAGCATTTTTAAATAATGTTAAATATTTTTTCCATTTTCCCTGCATATTGTAAATTTTATTTTGCTTTAAATTCTTTTTTTGTTAATATATCAGCTTCCATTTGTGCTAATGCTTTAGACATTTGTTCAATGTTATTCTGTATATTTTCACTTTGAGCATAACCATTGTATGTTCTTTTAGTTAAATTACCCAATGTACTTTTATTCTTTTTAATTGAGTTTTCTAATTTAGTCTTTCTCAAATAAAATGTCCCCAATCCATCTACATTTATTCTTGGATATTCTAGTGCTGATAATTTTTTTCTTAACTTACCATAATAAAATGTTATAAAATCATCTACCACTTGAGGATGCACACCAACTTCTTCAGCTATACCAGCTTTAAAATCTTTATGCTTCTTGGGATTCACGGCCTAGTATTTTATAGTCCAACAATATCAAACCATCTATTTGAACATTAATGTTTTTGTTAATTGAAATGGTCTTTTTATTTATACCATTTTTAACTATTAACTTTTTCTTTTCTGCTTTTGCTAAAGCATTTCTAGCTGATTGTGGGCTTTTAAATATTTGTTGTTCAGTTAAAAATATACAAAATTTAGTTAATTCAATTTTTGGTTGTTTAGATAATTCCATTAAACATTTAAGATCTGAATTACTAATTAAAATATTTTCAAAAAAACAATACGTAAGTATCTGATACTTAATGGTTTCATTAATATCTACTTGTAATTTTAAATCTACTTTGTTTACTATTGCCATTATTTCAAACTCATTATCATATCAACTAAATCAGGATGTGGATAACAATCAAACTTATCCTTTCTTACATTGGTATGAGTTAGTAATCCTTTTATTTTTCCACTAGCTGCATCCTCATTATATTCAAATCCTTTAATAGCACCATGTTTTTGTATTAGTTGTTTTAAACCCAACCTTACATCAACACCATCTCTTTCAGCAACATACTTAATCCACTTTTCAGTTTCTTTAATTTGTTTCTCTGAATATGCATGCCAATTTAAATATCCTTTGAATGCTTCTTTTAATGTTGTTACTTCATCTGGGTGAGCAACAGTTCCTACATAGGTTTTATAATCTTTAGTTAATTGTCCCATACAACAAATTTCTAAACCTACAGAATGTCTATTCATCCAACCTGATTTAGTTAAACCCAAATGCCAACCTTGGTTTCCAGTTGGAAAAGCCTGAACCATTTGACCATCATATTTAGCATCACTATTACGGTGACCTCTACCACCTAAAACAAATTCAGTTCCAATAGCACCTCTATCATCTTTATTCCACATATCAATACATGCATATGGGTTATTATTCCCTGCTGTATGATGTAAGAATATGTATTCATTTTTAATAGGTCCTTTTATATATTCTTTAGGGGACAGGTAATGCTTATGAATTATCTGATCATAATTGGTTTTAAAGTATTGACCAAATATATCTGTATCTTCATCAATAGCTTCTTGGATTGTAGGCACTTTGTTAAATAACAATGTCCACATATCTGAATCTACTATTCCTGTAACTGGCAGATTATTGGCTAGTTGGAATCTAATTACAGCTTTTTCTGTAGCAGGTCCAAATTGTGCATCCTGCTTTAATAAGAGTTTAGATTGGAGGGTTTGGACATCTGGCCCAGAATCCCCTCTTTTTAACATCTTCATAGTTTAATCTATTTGAGATGCTGCATTCTCCATTGCTTCTTTAAAAGCTTTTGCTTCTTCTGAATCAACAGGTACTTGCCCACCTTCTTTTTGAGAAGCATATGCTTGTGCCATATACATCTGTGCTTGAAGTCTTTCAGCTCTTGATTTCTCAATAGTAGCTAAAAGCATTTCATACTCAGCTTGTACTTCTAAATGTGGAATGTTGTCTTTGTAAAATGCAGTAATTTCTTCTCTACGTGCATTTAATTCTTCTTTAGTTAAGATAGGTTCTTTCTCATCTAAAAGAGTTTTGGTTTTTGATTGTGCCATTTTTTATTTTTTTAAGTTAAACAATATAGTACAAATATATACTAATAGTTTAAATAAAAAAAGTTTAATGGATTTATTTTTATATTTTATTTTTTTCTAATAAAGCAATTACGGTTTTAAGTTCTGATGCTTTAGTAAAAACAACATCTCCATCAAGAAGCTCAACATTCCACTTATTAGCTTTAGCTTCATCTGAATCACTATCACAAGATAAAAAGCTTATCTGACCTATATCTTTAACATAATAATACCATGGTTTATCAGATCCACTTGACTCAGGTGTTTCATCCTGACGTATAAATCCTAACTTAATTAAATTAATCTCTTTCATCTGGTTTTAATTTTAATATTACTAATTGTTTCATTAGTGCAGTTGCACTATCTTTATCAGGAAACGTAGCCAATAATTCTTCATTAAGGTAAACCCTAAACTCTTCAACATCATTTACCCAAGCCTGCACAATATTAATTTTCATTACTTTTATTTACTTAAAGGTTGTGTACTTGGTGCTGTTACTGTTAAGCATTTACCTATTGCATTAGATGTGATTGGCCCGTAATGCATAAAACCAACTGGTAGTAATGAAGTTGAAGACTCTGTTTCAAAATTTACATAACCTACTACTCCCCCTGTTGTCATTTCCCATACAAATTTAAAGTCAGTATTTGGATTCCATGATGTTGTTGTTGATACTCTAAAAGTTCCAACTACTACTCCATCTCCAGTTGGTATAACAGGAGCTGTTTCATTAGTAAAGATATTTGTTGCTGAAGAGAAATTTAATTTTCTCTGCCCTGAAATATACGGTAAGTTAGTTGTTACTTTAGGCCAACCTAACCATAAAGGATCAGTATTATTATTTAATGCTTTCCAGGATATTGCTCCTGTTGTTATCTTTGGAGCATGAACTCCACGTATAATTAAAGCATTTAATTTAACTACTGTTGTTCCAGTGCTTGTTAAACGTATCTGGAAATCAGCAGTATTAGATGTTGAACTCAACCACTCCATGTCCATTCTGACTGATACTGTTGGGGCAATGTTAGTTAATTCTTGTAATCTTTGTTCTTTAAGGCTCATTTTTTTATTTTTATAAGCATGACTATTACTTCTTCTTAGGATCAGTAGAACCACCATTCTTTTTGTAACCCATTTTGTTTCTTACTTCTGTTGGAAGTTTAGCTAATCCTTTTTTACTAGCAGGTACATCTTTCATTGCTCCACCCATATTCATTTTAGGTTTCTTAGCTTTTACAGAACCACCTTTTTTCATCATTGATGTGTCAGACATTTCTACACCCATTTGTGCTTTTTTTACAGTTTTCATAATTTTTTTTTTTAAGTTATCTATATTTTGCAGCTTTCTTAGCTACAGATTTTGGTTGCTTTACAAATTGCTTTCCTTTAGCATTACCTTCAGCTTTGGCTTTATTAGTTGCTGCTTTCTCAGAAGCACTTAATGCATCCCATGCTGCAGAAGGCAAATACCTTTTCTTTCCTTTTGACGGTTTCCCGTCAGAGGTCTTCCATTTCTCATCACCCCATTTCTTAAGGGACTGTTGTGATTTAGCTAATGCCATTACTTGTATCCTCCTCCTGCTTTTTTATATTGAACAGCAAGTAGTTGTGCTTTACGGGCAGACCATTCTCCAGGATCACCACCTTTAGTACCTGCTTTAATTTTATTAAAGAGATTCTTACGCATACCAGGTTTAGTATAGTTACCTGCTTTGTTTACTGTAGATTTTGCTTTTGCCATTACCACTTAACTTTATCTGCCCAATAAGCAGCACTCATTTTACCTTTACTGATATTTGCTGCGTGTCTAGCCTTGAATGATTTCTGTCTAGCCTTGTCTTTTGGTGTGGTAGGATTTGCTCCTGCACCACTTACACCTTGCTGACCAAATCTAATTGTCTTTACAGTATCACCTTCTTTGGCCACAACTACATGTGACTTAGTTGGATGTGAGGGAGTACGCTTTGGCTTATTATAACCAGCCACCCCTGCACTTGCTAATCTAGAATCTTTTTTAGTTGCCATAATTATCCTACTTGATTTACTGTTACAATTAATCCAGGAATAGCAGGAATATTTCCTGTAGCTACAACTGATGTAATAACTGTACCATTATCTACATTACTATCTATTTGCCATTTAAGTTGCACATATTCATTAGCACTTGTTGTCTTAAAAAAGAAATTCCAAGCTGGTACAACATATATAGAGTTAGAAGGAAATCCTATTTGAGAAGCACTAACAGGTACATCTACACCATTTTGTGATAACCAGATGTGTGTATGTGTTGCAGTGTTACCACTATTTTTTATCATCTGTGCACTAAATGCTAAGTTATATACTCCAGGATTAGTTATTTTTATTCTATTACCAGAAACAAGTGAAACACCATTGTTCCAAGGATCTGAGTTATTAAGACCCATTGTAAGAACACTTCCTGCAATGCCTGTTTGGTTTGTAGTATCATAGAAAGATCCTGAATAACCCAACCCTGTATTTTGACTTGTAATGTATTTTTTTAATGCACCAATATTAATTAAGCTAGCCTCCATTTTTGGTTGAGGCTTCAGCACCTCTTGAGTATCAGTATATGCTGCAGCAATAATATAATCTTTATCTGTAGGGACTTTAACTTTGCGTTTAGCAATCAATCCCATAATATCCTGTAGTGTATTCATTTTTATTTTATTTAAGTTGTACTTATATCATTAATATACAAAATCCTTTTGTAAAGGTAGGATAATTTTAAACAAATTAATTATGGGAACTCAAAAAAATTTTTTGTCCCCAAAA